ATGGATTGCCTTATATGAAAAGCGGTGACAACTGGATTGATTTTGACAAGGCATGGGTTGTTAATGTTTGGTGGGATCACACCGAAAGCACATATCGCGCAACGATGTATAAAAAACATGGGGTAAACCATGAGCCTGATCTGCGCACTGGTGTTGATTTATTTTAGAAGTTGTTTACAATGTCAATCAAGAGGAGGAAAAAAGTGAACACAATCAAAACAGGTATTGTGCTGGAGGGTTTGGATTTACAAAATCCCAAAAGTTTTCACGGTATTACAGACATACACCACTATGTGGGTAGAACAAGCCGATCCGCAAGCGAAGCATTCAAAGATGCGCAGTACGCATATGGTTTGGAAAAACACAGTTCTGATTTAAGACACGCGCTTAATTGGTTTTCAGACCTGATTGCATTTTTCTTTTGGGCGGGGTTTGCTGTTAGCTTACCCATAATAATTGTTTACTGGCTTACAAGGTGATTATGAAAGGTTATCAATTAAAACTAGACTTTGGTGAAGGTCCAGAGTGCCATAAGCTCTATGAAGAATTCCTACAGGAAACTAAAACGGAAGACACACCAGAGCAATGGGGTATGTTTGTGACTTGCTATCAAGTTATTGAAAGCATGAAGATTATGGAAGAAAGCAAGAGGCATACTCTGCAATGACTCCTGAAGGCAAAGTTAAAAAGCAAGTATCTAAAATCCTAAAGCAGTACGGCGCGTATCATTTTTCGCCGGTGACCGGAGGGTTTGGTCGTAGTGGGGTGCCCGATATTGTGGCTTGCTATCAGGGAGTTTTTATTGGGATCGAGTGCAAAGCGGGAGACAATAAACCTACTGCTCTGCAGTTGAAGAACCTTGAAGACATTCATACGAATGGTGGATGGGGGATGATTGTGAACGAGGAAACCGCAAAGGATGTTGAAGCGGTGTTAGTGTATATCGAACATTTACGGGAGAAAATGAAATGAATTGGTTAGTAAAAGATCAGGAAGTGGCAGTAAACCCAGTACAAGCAATCATTGCTAATGCTGAGAGCGGTAACTTAGAAAAGCCCATCATGGCTAAACCAAGTAAGAAGCGCCCAAAAGAAAAGCTATTCTCGGATGTAGTAAATAGCCCGGCGCACTACACATATGGTGGCATCGAGACCATCGACTTTATTGAGGCCAAGCAATTGAACTACCACTGCGGTAATGTGGTTAAGTATGTTTCTCGTGCCGGTAAAAAGGGCGAGCGCCTTGAAGATCTACGCAAAGCACAATGGTATTTAAACCGCGAGATCGAGCGCTTAGAAAAAGAATGAGCTATTTACGCTACTTAGTTTCGGACAGCGAAGGAGTAATTCGCAAGTTTGCTTGGAAAGATGAAGCCATGCGCTTTGTTGGTACTCAGGAAGATTTGCGGATTACAACCCTACCCAAACCGGAAAAAGAGGATGTATATGGCAAGTGTATAGCGCAGTTAGGGGAGGCACCGTTTTGAACGAACAAGATAAAGAGTATTTAAGAGATTTATTTGCTGGGTTTGCTTTGTGTGGGATTTTGTCTTGTGACTATTCCGTTGACGAGGAACCGGCGAAGTTAGCTTATAAATATGCAGATGAAATGATGGAAGCAAGGGAAGAAAAAAAAGATGAAGGAGGAATCGTTGGGATCAAACCAAGACGAAAAGCCGAAAGAAAAAAGGAATATCAAACAACAAATACCTGAGCCAAACATGACCCAGAGGGAGGTGTCAAGAACCCTTGATATACCCCGGCATGAGGTAGCTAAGGTTGAATCGGATGCACTTAAAAAATTAAAACGCCGGCTCAAGGAAAAGGGCTACGACAAAGACAGTTTCTTTTAAGGGAGAGAACATGGTTTACGTATTAGAAGCGCTATTTATTTTGTTTACTATTTGGGTATGCATGAAATGAACAAAGACATTAAAGACTTAGAGACTCATATCCATAATCTATGGGCGGTCAAACAACAGGTTGACACTTTGATGTGGAGATACTTAGACCATCCTGAGCAGATGAGCGAAGACGAAATGGCCAATCAATTAATGGCGGTTGGATACACGCTAGATCTGTACTGCGAAAAACTATTTGATGAGTACAAGCAGATTTGTCAGATTGATGAATATGCGACAGAAGAAGCTAAAGCATACCGGGAAAAGCTACTTAAAAAGATTTACAAGAAAAATAAAAAACAAACCGACACAGATGGCCGGTGCTAATGATTTATTTTATTGTGTTGGGCACCATATTGTTTTGCGCTATTGTAGGTCTGCTTGCAGCCATTTTTTGGAGGAAATAAATGTTACCTAATTGTGAACTAGTAAAAGCAGATGGCACACAGTTTCTTGTGTTTAAAGGACAAGATCTAATATCAAATCATTTGAAAAAAGAACTGTATGAGAATGATATACATCAACTAAGCCTTAAGCTTTTAATCAACGAGCCTGCGGGTGAGGTGTTAGATATTGGGGCTAACTTAGGTACGTTTTGTGTGCCTTTAGCTAGGAAAGTAGCAAAGCATATCTACCATGCCTTTGAGCCACAACGGATAATCTATTATCAATTATGTGCCAATACGTTCATTAACGGACTAGATAATATCCATTGTCATAACTTTGGATTATCCAACAAAGAAGAACGGTTAGTACTGACGATGCCTGACTATACAGCCGAAGGCAACATTGGTGCATTTAGCATGGACAAAGAAGTTCGTGAGAATGAATACGAATGCAAAACCGAGGGTGTCAAAGAACCCTTAGTAGTATTTACTTTAGACTCAGGCGCGCATCAAAACGTACGTCTTATTAAGATTGACGTAGAAGGTCACGAGCTAGAAGTAATTAAAGGTGGTATTGAAACTATTAAAAAGAACAACTACCCGCCAATTATTTTTGAAGCATGGACATGGAAGCCATGGTTTGAGCCTAAGCGCAAAAAGTTGTTTGAATATTTAGAAGGCCATGGTTATGGAATACAACAGCTAGGACAAAACAATTTAGCCCAACATCCAAATCATGGGAAGAAACTTAAATGATCGTCACAATATTGAATATGTTTGCCTTGTTTTTAGCCACCTTTGCGGTGTTGATATTTGTAGTGGTGTTTAGCTTCTTTTTATTTATTATGTATGCCTGTATACACATTGGGTGGAAAGAGATTAAAGGGATGCCATTGTCTGAGTTATGGGAAAAAATTAAAAAGGAGTAATAAATGTTAGAAAATGTAGAAGCAATACAAGCACCAAAGCCTGCTAAATTATTTGTAGCTACACCGATGTATGGTGGGCTATGCACAGGCGGTTACACAATGGGTATTCTTAATTGTGTGCAGACATTTGCGCCCCGCAATATTCAGATGTATTACTCGTACATGATGAATGAGTCTTTGATTACTCGTGCTCGTAATGGCATGGCTTATGACTTTATGCAGTCAGACGCAACACACCTGATGTTTATTGATGCCGATATTAGTTTTGATCCAAAAGATATTATTCGTATGATTGATGCGGACAAAGACATTATCTGCGGTCTATACCCCAAGAAAGAGATTAACTGGCAGTTAGTACATGATGCGGTCAAGCGGGGTGTGGACTATAAAGACTTGGGTAATTACACAGGCTCTTTCGTGGTGAACTTGGTAGGTGGTGCAAGGGAAAGCACAGGTAATATCAACGAGCCTATGGAGATTGACAACGGTGGTACAGGCTTCATGCTTATCAAGCGCAATGTGTTTGAGACATTAAAACCATTAGTACCAACCTATACCAACGACATGATTCTCATCGTAGACAAGAACCCACAGAAAAAAATCATTAGCGAGTTCTTTGATACCAGCATTGACGAAGATACAAACCGATTGCTGTCAGAGGATTACCACTTTTGCAAGATTGCTCGTAAGGCCGGCTTCAAAGTATATGCGGCACCTTGGGCAAACCTAACGCATAGCGGTACGTATAACTTTAGCGGTCAACTACCAAGGGGTTAAGATGACTTTTCTAGTCGCCAACATCCCGCCAGTTAAATGCTTTGTGCGTACTGAGTTTTTGTACAATCACGAGCACGGACACGGCATTCTTGAACCCTGCGTATGGATGACCGCCAAAGCAATAAAGGGGCAAGCTTTTCGTGTCGAGTCACTGCTTACAAACTACGGAGCGTTGTACGACAAATTGCCTATCAGTGCTTACGTATGGAAAGAAGTAACTGATCCACTACCACTAGACCACCTACAGATATGGGACTGTCTGTCTTACGACATGGCAGTGATTGAGAAATCTAACCTTCGTGGGTTAAAGGTCAAGTTCTACGGTAAACAA